GAGGACCCCTGCGAGGAAGTCGTAGCCGCCGTTCGGGAGCGTGGTCCAGGATGGGTTCATCCGAAGGCCCAACTTCTTGTAGACGTCGGCCAACGTGTCCCCGGTGGCCTCCCCCCTGGCTCCGTCATGGGGCCAACAAACGGGAGCGTCCCAACACGGATGAGACTTGATGCGTTGGACGTGCTGATGCGGCAGCTCCTGAAACATTTTGATGGCATCGGTGACATAAATCACGTCATTCACTCGATCATAAAATGCGAACGAGAATGCAGCCCCATGCGAACTTGCAGCCTGACCATGGTGGCTAAAATCACAACCCCAGACCACCGGCCAGTCGGGATCGAAGTCATTATGTGCCCGTGAGTGTTTGATCTGCGAAACAGGTGTCAGGAAGACGGCGCCCTCGCCCTGCATCTCAAGCCCGTAGACACGGGCAGCGCGCTCGCGTTCTGGGAATGAGTTGATGATGGCCTCATAGCGCTCCGGTGTGATGTGGAGAGCCTGCTCAAGGCCACCGCGGACCTGGAATATATCTGGCCCGCCGTCGATGAAGCGCTTGCGGATCGGTGTGGTGCCGAGCATTGGCGTCAACGAAGCGATGATGCTGCCGTCCGTGCTGATGCGCCTAGCCAAAAGCTCGTTGTAGATGCGATCATCATAGCCAGGGTCTTCATCGACCCACGACATGTCGACGGGCGTTCCCTGATAACTGAGCACTGATTGTTCGTATGTCTTTGCTTGGAGCACCGCGGTGCCACCTGTCTCCCTGCGGATTGTGATCGTATCCACGAAATTGGAAATTCCGCGCGACATCGTTATGCCTTCGATATAGTCCAAGGGAAGTGCCCCTTGACCCATCCCGTCCTTCATGGAAATATTGCCAAGCAGTTTTTCCTGGGCCCCATCACGAACATTTTGCGATGTCACTGAAGCGAACCAGCCGATGAACTTCGCGCTGCGCTCGATCTTCGGCGGCGCCGGATGCCGTCCTTTATGCCAGTCGGGCCAGAGATCAACGGCAGCGAACGCCATCTCAAAGCCCGCGGCGTGCGTCTTACCTTGCTGGGAGCCGAGAACGATAGAGCGTTCCTTGGCGTGGGAATTGTGGAATGGGAGTTGTGTCTCTGGGTGCGGCCGGTAATAATTCCAGCGACAATAAAGTTGCAGGTATGCCGTCGTGGTGTGCAACTTTTTGAGATGCTTGCGAATGCTGCTGACGGGTATCTCGTCAGTATCTTGGGATCGAATGTCAGCCATGTTATTTTTCTTCCGGGAGTTCGGTGAAATCGGCTGTGACAATATTATTCTTGGCATCAGCCGCGGCGAGTTGGCGTTCGAGCACCGGAAGCCCGGAGTAGCCGTACAACTCCTCTAGCTTCTCCCTGGCCACGCCAAGCGCGATGAGGGATCGAAGTTGCTCAAGTGCATCTTTCCGGTGGTCTACGATTTCGTGGACCACATGCGCGTCGATCAAAGTCTTCTCAGGATCAACTCGCTTCAATATGAGTTCGGCGGCTTTTAGCCGGGCCATTGGGTTGAGGTCCTCTACAACTTCAGCCACCGCTCGCACGGCCCGGGGGCCAAGGCTGCGCAAGGACTTCGCCAACTGTTCTTGAAGCGCTGCGATGACATCGGTGTTTCGGTACAGCGTATTTGCACGGCTGGCATATGCTTGCGCCGACGAGCACTCGTATCCCGCCCGGCGGACAGCATCACTTCCAGACAAACCTTCACATACGGCGAAGACGAATTCGCGGCGGCGTTCGTTCAACGCACTAACAGCCGGGCCATAGTTGTGATGCTCTTTCTCGACGGGCGCGATGGCTTTTGGCGGCGAGATGCCCATCATGTGGTCGAGTTCGGGATCACCTGTAGTCATCGAATTTGCCTATGTCGTGGTAGCGGGTGGGGTGCTGGGAACGCATGGGTGACGCTCCTACGAGGTTGAATTGCCGGCGCAGAGAGCATCTTGCAGGAAGAGGACAAGATGCCCGCGCTGCCATGCACACGCCATAACCCCGATAGTGACGGCGTATCTGGATCACTTGGTTTTGCCTTTCGCGCGAAGCTCAAGAATTAAACCTGCGTTAGAGAGGGCACACAGGGCGGAGGCCGAATGAAGCGCAAATTTGGAATTCAGACTGGCGCGGAAGCCGCTGCTCATGGCGTCTTGGGCAACGCCAGCGAGACGAATGATTTCGGCCTTATTGCTCATCCCTGCCAAACTTTCCCCCTGATCCAGAAACATTCCTTTGAGATCATTTTCGGAAGCATTAGGCAGCGCGTACCGGACGACATTTTGCAGAATTGCGTCGGTAATATTTTGAGCACTTGCCGCAGGCAGTTTCATCTCGGCGAAGCCGGCGGACAGCTCTGCGTTCTGAATTTGCAATTCGTCCGGGGTAAGCGAGTTGGAGTTGGAATGCTCCAAACGATACGCGCTGGGTGCGGCCAGTAGCTTCGCCGTCGCGGCAGCGATCTCAGCGGCAACAGAGCCAGCGGTGGGGCCCCCGGACAGCCCGAGATCGTCTGTAATTGGCTTGGCGGCTGGCGCTGATGCGGGTGCAGCAGCTGCTGATGTCGCCGTCCCGCCAGCCGCCCTGTGCGCTAATTCTGCGGCTATCCACTCTGGGCTGTGTCCCTTTGCGGTGAGCTGCTCGACCGTGAGCTGCTCGACCGCTGGTGCGGCCATGGCTTTGAAGCCGGCAGTCTCAACATTTATGTTGTTCGCAGCGAACGCCGCATCCGCGACCAGCTTGCTCTCGGGACTTAGGGCGCCATAAGCCGCCAATGCATCTTGGGAAAGTTCCGTCATGCTACTAATTCCTTCTTGTGGGGTTCCTGATAGAGATCGAAAGCCAGACCACCTGGATAATTGTGGCCGTGCAGCTTGATCGTCTGGCCCGTCTTGTCATTGACCAAGTTTATTCTTTCACCGTAGCGCTCAGTTGGTCGTCCCCCGACGTTCTCATGTCCGTCTTTCAGCGACCAACAGGCCGTGAATAGTCTGGCGGGAAGGGTGTCACGGCCGAGAATGCCAGTATGTGAGATCGTCAAAATGTTGGACGGGACGCGGTATGCGACCTCTGGCAGCCATCGGAGCCACTGGCCCGTCGATGACATGGGGGTTACCAGCCGGCTTACATCTCTCACGATGATGACGGGTGGTGTGTTGTCTGGCGCCAGGAGTTCAAGGACCTTATCGACCAGCTGCTGCGAGGATGTAATGTCGCGGTAGTTGATCGAGTGGATATGCGGGCCTTTGGTCTTCCGCTCTCGGATTTTCTCCCAGGCGCCGAACTGCCGTAAGGCAAGGACACCATCCTGGTCGCAGTCCACCAGATGAATTACATTGCCACCGTCGGAAGTAGCTGCCGCCACCATCTCAAGCCCGGCATACGATTGCCAGTGTAACGGCGGGCCGTACAAATGAGTTTTGCCTTTGGGTGTCAAAATGCTTGGCATGGTTGTCATGATCGTGATTTCCGATATTCGTTTGCTTCGCGCCTGTTCTGCGCAGTCCGCTTCCCGCTGGCCCGGAGCGCCCTCTGCAGCAACACGGTATTGCAGAGCACCGCGGCAGCTCGCCGTTCCCTAACAGCGGGACTGACGGGCCGCGCTGGACCAGCGCAACTGATGTTCGGCAGATCACCAAGAACATGCATGGTCATGTGATCAGCCGTGTGGGTGAGGGGGCATTTGGGCGATGTTCTTGTCACCCTGGTAGCCCGATAGGAAGATGCGCTGGGCACAGCTTTGGACATGGGCCAGCAAAGCGGCGTCCGCCTTGGCGCATCTATCCCGCAGTTGAAAGATCGTTTCGCCGCCAGAGCCTTTACGGTCTTGGACTGCATCTTCCAAGGTGGACCTGACGGCCAATTCACTGGCGGTCATCCCATAGGTCGCGTCGTTCGGATTGGTAGAAGCGGTTGAAACTTTACTCATAGGTTCATGCTTTCATGTTTTGAGAATTAGGCCCGTGCGGGCAACGGTAATTAACCGCACGGGATCACGGCCCTCAATGTTCACAAGGAGAAAACAAGGGGTCGCAATTTGTGATCAGATGCCGAGCGAGGTCGTATAGATGCCGTTTGAATTGACAACCATATCGAAGGCTTCAAGAGCTTCAATAATCGCCTTACGTGTGATGTTTACTGAGCCGGCGTCAGTTGCATTTACGCGGAGCTCGATATCAGCGCCGACCGTGGTCGTGGTTGATATACTTATATCGGTATGCTTGTAGGGCGACGGGCCGACGGTGACGCCAAT